AGAAGATGGTAAATTTGAAGTTTATTTTGGAGATAATGTTATTGGTTCTTCTTTGTCAAATGGTAATATCGTAATATTAGAATACATAGTTACTAATGTTGAGGCAGCTAATGGTGCTTCTACATTTACAGCTTCAACAACAATAGGTGGATTTTCAAATTTAACAATTACAACAAATTCAAATGCTCAAGGTGGAACACCAGCAGAAACAAAAGAATCAGTTAGATTTAATGCACCATTACAATACTCAGCACAAAATCGTGCCGTTACAACTTCTGATTATGAATCTCTAGTTCAATCAATTTATCCAAATGCTTTATCAATAAGTGCTTGGGGTGGAGAAGATGATGAGACTCCTGTTTATGGTACTGTTAAGATTGCTATTAAGGCCGCTTCAGGTTCTACTTTAACTACTGCTACAAAACAAAGTATAGTTACACAATTAAAAAAATACAACGTCGCTTCTGTTACACCAGTAATTGTAGATCCGGAAACTACTTCAATACTATTAACATCTACAGTTAAGTATGATGAAAAACTTACAACAAAAACGGCCACTACTTTAAAATCAGATATAGTGTCTATACTAACAAATTATAATACAGCTACATTACAAAAATTTGATGGTGTGTTTAGATATTCAAAAGTTACATCTTTAATTGATAATACTGATACAAGTATAGTATCAAATATTACTACAATTAAAATAAGAAAGAATTTTACACCAATTTTAAATACTTCATCAAGATATGATATTTACTTTAGAAATTCTTTATACAATCCTGTATCCGGATATAATTCAGTTAATGGTGGTATTTTAGAATCAACAGGTTTTAAAATTAGTGGAGATTCTACAAATATATTTTATTTAGATGATGATGGTGCTGGAAATATTAGAAGATATAGATTGGTCGGTTCTGTAAGAACATATGTTAATAACACACAAGGTACTATTAATTATACTACAGGCCAAATTACAGTAACATCATTAAATATTTCTTCTATACAAAATATACGAGGTTCTGCTTCAACCGTTGTTGAGTTAACTGTTGTACCAAAATCAAATGATATAGTACCAGTAAGAGACCAGATTTTAGAAATAGATACAGCAAACTCCTTAATCACAGTTGAGGCTGATACTTTTGTTGGTGGTTCTTCTGATGCTGGTATAGGTTATACAACAGCTTCAAGTAGATAACAATGGCAAAGTTTTACAATAAAATATCCAACCTGATTACTTCTCAGGTTCCTGACTTCGTATTAGAAGATCATCCTAAATTTGTACAATTCTTAAAATCATACTATACATTTATGGAATCTGCCGAGTTAACGGTGGAGGGTACTGAAAGAACGGATGGTATTCAATTAGAAACAGAAACGAATCAAGAAAATAATTTAATTTTAGATGCTTCTAAAATAGATGGTGATAGAACACCTTTAGATGCTGGTGATAAAATAATTTTAGAGAGTTCAGTTTATGGTAAGTTTACACGTGGTGAAACAATTAGAGGAGGAACTTCAAAGGCTACAGCAATAGTATTAGCAGAAGATTTAATCAATAATCGTTTATTCATATCAGCACAAGATAAGTTTATTATGGGCGAAACAATTATTGGCCTTAGTTCTAGTGCTACTACAGTAATATCAAATTATAAACCAAATCCAGTAAATACTATACAAGACTTATTAAACTTTAGAGATCCGGATAAAGCAATATCAAATTTTTTAACAAAGTTTAGAAATGAATTTTTAAACACAATACCAGAAGAATTAAATGTTAATATCAATAAAAGAAATCTAATAAAAAATATTAAATCTTTATATAGATTAAAAGGTACAAATACAGGACATCAAATATTCTTTAGAATGTTATTTGGTCTTGAATCAGAAACAACTTATCCAAGAGAACAAATTTTAAGAGTATCTGATGGTAAATGGAACACTAGCAAAATATTAAGAGTAATTTCTAGCTCAGGAAATACAGTAGATTTTATTGGTAGAACAATAGAAGGCCAAACCTCTAATGCTACGGCAGTTGTAGAAAATGTTTTTAAATTTCAAATTGGTTCAGATGAAATATCAGAATTAATATTAAATGCCGATAGTATTGTAGGAACATTTTCTGTAAGTGAAGAAATAAGAGGAACATCTTCTGACGATAGTGATATTTTTATTAAAGCAAACATATCAGGTATTCCTGATAAACCTACAATTACAAATGCTGGTGCTTTATATTCACAAGGTGATACAATAGATATTACTTCAGGTGGTGAAGGATCTATTATTCAAGTTGATGGTGTAGGTAGAGGAAGTATAACAGAATTTTTTATTGATGACGCTGGCACGGGGTATTCAATAGGTAATGATATAATTTTTACAAATACAAATACTGGTGGAGGTGCTGCTACTGCTAAAGTTTCTGTTGTAAACGGAGCATTTACTTTAGAAGAAAGTTCAAGTACTACAGAAGATCAAATTGTTTTAGAAGATGAAACTGTTAGAGGAGATCCATATACAGGAAATAAAGTTGTACAAGAATCAGGAACAGGCACTGGTGATATAACTGATATAAGAATTATAAATGCTGGATCTAATTATCTTTCTTTACCTACAGTAACAGTTTCAAGTTCAGTAGGGTCAAGTGCTGTAATAAGAGTTTATGGTTCAGATATAGGTAGAGTTCAATCATTAAAAATTGTTGAACCAGGAAAAGGTTATGAAAATTCTCCTACACCTCCAACTTTAAAATTACCTACGTACTTATTATTAGTTGATAGATCAGGACCATTTTCAGTAAATGAAACAGTTTCCGCATTAGGTTCGGATGGTTCTACAACTATTACAGCAACCGTAGAATCATTAAGTACTTCTACAAATATTTTAAAAGTTTCAAATGCTTCAGGTACTTTTGGCACTAATGTAACAATTACAGGTTCAACTTCAGGTGCTTATGGTACAATTAAAAAGTTTGACCAGTCTACTGCCACAACAACAGTAACAGCGTTATTGGATACAGCAGGAGTTTATATTAATCAAGACGGCCACGTTTCAGAAAATGCTATGAAGGTACAAGACAGTTTATTGTATCAAGATTTTTCTTATATTATTAAAGTTGGTCGTTCTATTAATGACTGGCGTGATAGTTTCAAAAAGACAATGCACTCAGCAGGTTTTTATATTCAAGGACAAGTTAATATTGCTACACAAGTAAATGCTGAATTAAGAAATATTACAGGAATTAATTCAGGTGAAGTTAATACTCCAATCGATACTGTTATCAATACGTTATTTACAACAATCTTTGGTAGAAGATTAGGTACAGTAGATGATGGTACAACATTAAGAGCTTCTCCTTTATTAGGAACAGGAGCTGACTTTAATACTAGTACAACTTCATCATTTAATAATACAACTAGAGATGTTACTTTAAAACGTAATTATACATTAAAAGTTTTAGTTAAAGAATTAATAGATATTAGAAGTAATACAACAAAATTTGGTAGAGTTGTTGCTGGGCCAAGTATGTTTAGTATTAATAAATTAGTATTAGGTGGCAATTATGCTAATCAAACACCTATTCAAAATTTAATTGATTTAAGATTAACAGGAACATTAAATTCAGCCATAGATGGTGAATTAAACAATTTATCCGATTTTAATTACAAATTAAAAACAAATTTTACCATACCAGCAGAAGTATGGCAAATATCAAATGATAGTTTTGATGAAACAAAAGAAACTTTTGATGATACAACCATTAAATTTGATGCTGCTTAAATGATTATAAATATAAACATTAAAAGAATTTAAAAATGGCCAAACAAACAATAAGTGTAGGAACAGTTCAAAATGACGGTACAGGCACTACAATTAGAGCCGGCGGTACTATCATTAATGATAATTTTACAGAAGTTTATAGCTTTTTAGGAGGAAATACTTTACCTTCTACAACAAAAGTAACTACTAGAACACCAACAAATACAGGTCAAAGTGGAGATGTTGCTGGACTTGTGGTTGCTGATTCTGTTTATTTGTACATATGTACAGGTACATATGATGGTTCTACTATTATATGGAAAAGAATTACACTAAACGCTTTTTAATTTATGTATAAATATAACAAAAGAAACTAAAAATTATGCCAGCAATTATAACAAATAAATTTAGAATACACAATAGTTAACAATTTACTGAGTCTTTTTCTGAAGCTTCAGCAAATACATATTACCTAGCAATAGGAAGACCTCAAGCATTCGGTACATCTACAAGAGGCGATAGCAGAACAGATAATGAAGGAACAGACACGGCTCAATTAACACCTGCTGATTCTGTACAAGAAGAATTTTATACGTTTGATGATTTATTAGCTGCTAAAAAAATAGCAAGCTCTGACGTATCTTACGTAATACCAAGAAGAAATTGGACAACTGGCACTATTTACGATTATTACAGACACGATTATGGTAATAGAGTTACAGGAACAACAACTACACAATCTTCATATTCTGGTGCTACAGGTTTATATGACGCTACTTTTTATGTAATGTCATCAACATACAATGTTTACAAATGTTTAGATAATAATTCAAATGCTGCTTCTACAACTGAACCAACAGGAACATCAACTTCTGTATTGACAACTGCAGATGGTTATAAGTGGAAGTATATGTACACTTTATCAGCTACACAACAATCAAATTTTTTATCTACAGATTTTATGGCCGTTTCTACAAACGCTACTGTTTCAGCAGCTGCTGTTGATGGGGCTGTTCGTATAGTTAAAATTAAATCTACAGGTTCAGGTGGCACAACTGGTACATTTACAGGAATAGCAATTAGAGGAGATGGTTCTTCAGGCACAGTTTCAGTAACAGTTTCAGGTGGAGTTATCACTGCTGTTACAGTTACAAACGTAGGTTCAGGTTATACTTTTGCTTATATTAGAAATGCTGATATAGTAACTGCTGGCGCTACAGGTTTAACAGGTGCTGAATTAGATTGTATTATTGAACCAAAAGGTGGCCACGGTTATGATGCTGTAAAAGAATTAGGTGGATTTTACGTAATGTTGAATACAAACTTTGAAGGAACAGAATCAACAAACACAGGCGACTTTACAGTTACAAACGATTTTAGAAGAATTTGTTTAATAAGAGATCCTTTTTCATCAGGTTCAGCTGCTTCAGCTACAACATTAAGAGCGACAAAAGCAATACGATTTGCTGCTTCGCCAACTCCAGGAACATTTCAAGTTGATGAAGAAATTAATCAAACAACAACAGGTGCTGTAGGCAAAGTTGTTGAGTGGGACGCTACAAACAGAATTTTACATTACATACAAACAAGATTTAATGATGAGGGTATTGATAGTAATGGAAATCAAACGGCGTTTAGTGGTGCTAACGTAGTAACTGGACAAACTTCAAGTGCTACAGGTACACCAAGTTCAACAGGAAGTGAAACTGCTGATAGTATTACATTTACAAGTGGTTATGCTGCTTCTGAAGTTGACGCTGATAAAGGTGATATTATTTACATTGAAAATAGAGCACCAATAACAAGAGCTTCGGATCAAACTGAAAACGTTAAATTAATTATTGAGTTTTAAGGAAAGATAAATGCCAAGTCCAACAGACTTTAACCTTTCGCCTTACTATGATGACTATTCTGAATCGAAGAAGTTTCATAGAGTCCTTTTTAGACCAGCATTTGCTGTTCAGGCAAGAGAATTAACACAGTCTCAAACTATATTACAGAACCAAATAGAAAGAGTATCAGATCATCTTTTTGAAAAAGGTGCTATGATTATTCCAGGTGAAATTGGTTATGATTTGGATTATTCAGCAATAAAACTTACATCAAGATCATCAACATTAGCAAATTATCTAGGTTCTACATTAACAGGTGTTACATCTGGTGTTAAAGCTATTGTAGTAAATTATGTTGCTACAGATGGTACTGATCCTGATACTTTGTATGTAAAATATATTCAAACAGGTACAAATAATACTTCAAAAACATTTACAAATTCTGAAACTGTAAACGCTGTTAATATGGCAGATTCATCAACAGCT